GGTGTAGAGTATGACAAAGTGTTTTACACCGATAAAGACGGCGTAGAACACGAAGTGAAAAAGGAAGAGCCCTACCATTAAGCTCTTGTCAAATAAAACATAACTAGATTTTACAAAAGACTTGGCAATTTGTCAAGATAGGAGGTAGACATGGCAGTAATGAGAATAAATAAAACGACAGACTACACCGTTATGTCGAATTATCATTTTAGAGAAAAGGATATGTCTTTAAAAGCAAAAGGCTTGCTGAGTCTTATGCTTAGTTTACCGGAAGACTGGGACTTTACAGTTAAGGGACTGGCAAATTTAAATAAAGACGGCGTAGACGGCGTGAGAGCCGCATTAGAAGAGTTAAAGACGTTCGGATACCTGAAAGTGACTCGTGAGAGAAACGAAAAAGGACAGGTAAGCGGTACAGTTTACGACATTTACGAAAAGCCAACACAGGAAAAACCTGTATTGGAAGAACCTAAAGAGGAAAAGCCTATATTGGAAAAACCAACACAGGAAAAACCTATACAGGAAAATCCAACGCAATTAAATACTAAAGGAATAAAATACTTAAATAATAAAATACTTAAGGAATCAAGTACTAAAGGAATAAAAGAGAGTGCGCGCGCAAAGAAAGAACCGGAACAGTATTTCGAGGATGAAGAACTTAACTGCAAGTTTTTGGAATTCCTTGCTATGCGTAAGAAAATCAGAAAGCCAGTAAGAACAGACAGAGCCTTGAAAGCTTTGCTCAAAAAATTACATGAGTTGTCTGGTGGAGATTTGGGAACGATGAAAAAAATCATAGACCAGTCACTGGACAAGGAGTGGTTAGGATTCTTTGAGCTGAAGACAGGTAACGACAGCACGAAGAACATTAACGACCGACTGTACGGAGACATACAGCACTGGGCGGCACAGAAAGAACAGGAGGGAGGCGGAATGTATGACGATTTCGGAGTTTTCTAAAATCGTAGCCGCGCTAAAGACCGTTTACACGGCTCCGGGATTTGTTCCCAACGAACAGGCGTTAGACATGTGGTACCGCCTGGTAGGCAAAAACAACGACTATCAGACAATAAGCGTAGCGGCACAAATGTATATGACGACCGGAAAATTCCCACCGACACCAGCAGATATTTTGGAGTGTGCCAGCAAACTCAAGGCAGAAAGCAGCTACCTGAGTGAGCAGGAAGCATGGGCAACAGTGGCAAAAGCGTGCAGTAATGGGATTTACGGTTACAGAGAGGAGTTTAACAAATTGCCCCCTACGTTGCAAAAGGCGGTAGGAACGCCACAGACGCTCCACGACTGGGCGGTAGTAGATTCAGCGGACTTTCAGACGGTCATACAGTCAAATTTCCTCAGGAGCTACAGAGCAGCGCTAGAAGCACAAAAGGAAATAGACAAGTACCCACCGAAGCTCCGAGAAATAATACAGGCGGCGGGAGCGATAGAGCAGAAAGAGGCAGTACCAGAACTACCCACACTGGGAGAAATAGTTGGGCGGTTAGAACAGGATAATAAAAATTATACCCCGGAACAATGTAGTGGAGCGTTGGGGGATTGGATAGCAGGAAAGAAAGAGAGGTTAGGTTATGAATAACACAATGATTAGCGTAAACGGCTTTGCGAAAAGAGAGTATGAGGACGTCTTAGAGAAAAAAGGTGTAATTCCTGCAAGTGTTGTAATCACAGTCGAGGACAAGACGATTGCAAGAGCTATTTTAGAGCTATTTAAAGACAAGGTACAAAAAACAGGCGTTTTGCGCATGAAGGAAATTGAAGCTTTTGCCCGCGGCTACAACGAATTGAGCAAAAGCATTGAAACGGCATGGGGAGAAGAAAGCGAGGAGAAACATGGCGGAGTGGTACGTTGATCCAGTCAGGGAATACCTAAAAAGACAGTGCCTTGAGGCAGAATATGAGTGCAGAACAGCGCACAAAGCAATCAAACGAGGTGCGACAAACTACAGCGAATACGAGAGATATGAGGAGGAATTAGAGCAATGACACTATATGAGATTGACAGTGCAATCATGGACTGCGTAGACGAGGAGACAGGAGAAATTATTGACCTCGAAAAACTTGAGGCTCTCAACATCGAGAGAGACAAAAAAGTGGAGGGAATCGCGCTGGCGGTGAAGAATTATGCTGCAGAAGCAAAGGCAATCAAAGAGGAGGAAGAAAAGCTTGCGAAACGCCGTAGAAGTTGCGAGAACGCCGCACAGAGGTGCAAGGACTATCTGTCCCGTGTTCTTGACGGCGAAAAGCTTAAAACGGCAAGAGTAAGCGTATTCTACAAGAGCAGCGAGTCTGTGACTATTGACGACTTAGGCAGCCTGACAGAGGAATACATCAGGATTCCGGAGCCGCAGGCAGACAAGACAGCGATTAAAAAGGCGATTAAAGCCGGGAAAAAGGTCACGGGGGCACACATTGAGACCTCAAAAAGCGTGATTGTGAGGTAAGAAAGATGGGAGATGTTTACACAAAGTTACAAACAATTCAGGCAGAATTAAAGGTGCCCAAGAGTAAATACAGTGAGTATGGCGGCTATAGTTACAGGAGCTTAGAGGACATCTATGAGGCAGTAAAGCCTTTATTGGACAGGGAAGGCTTAATATTAGCCGTAAACGACGAAGTTATTATGCTGGGCAACCGATTTTACATAAAGGCGACAGCGGTTTTAAAAGACATAGAAAGTGAGGGCAGTTTTTGCACTACAGCATACGCCAGAGAGGAAGAAAGCAAAAAAAAGATGGACGCAGCACAAGTTACCGGGTCAGCATCGAGCTACGCGAGAAAATACGCATTAAATAGTTTGTTTCTTCTGGACGATTCCAAAGATGCGGATACAGACGAATATAAACGCAACGAGGTTGTCACAGAGAAAGAAGCAAAACGGCTCTATGATCTGATGCAAAAAAAAGGAATGACAGAAGTCCAGATTAAAGAATGGGCAAGTCAAAGAGGTTTAAAATCACTGTATCAGACGACACAGCAACAATATGCTGAAGCCATGAAGGAATTAGGACTGAAATAGCATGGATTTAACTGGAAAAATAAAAAACTTAGCAGTGGATTATTTTAGCAAAAAGATAACAGTTACTCTGGAGATCAACGAGGCGGAGCGGTTTATAAAAGGCGTGGACGAACTGAAAAAGCTGGAAAAGTTGTCCATAATAATTAAACCGTTCCGCAAGAAAAGAAGCTTGTCGGCAAACGCCTATTTCCACGTCCTGGTCACCAAAATAGCGGAGAAAGTCGGCACGAGCAAGGCAGAAGCTAAAAATTTGATGATAGGCAGATACGGACAGCCGGAGCTGATAAAAGGGGACATAGCAGTTTTAAAAACCAATGTTCCGACCGACATCATGTACAAAAAAGAGGACGTTCACACGGTTGCGATAGGGCGGCGGATGGAAAAAGGTAAAGAGGTAGTGTTTTACAGACTCATGCGAGGTTCGCACACCTACGACAGCCGGGAAATGAGTGAGTTAATCAAAGGCACGATACAGGAAGCGGAAGACTTAGGAATTGAAACGCTAACACCAAGAGAATTAAAACAAATACTAGGAAAATGGAAGCCAAGAAAGGAAGAAGAAAAATGAAAAAATTTGAATTAACAACAGAATTTATCACAAATGCGTTTGGAAAAAAATTATTCAGAATTAAAGCGCTGGTTGAATTTGGAGACGTGAAAGCTGGAGAACTTGGAGGATATGTAGAGAAAGAAGAAAATGTATCGCAAGACGGCAATGCATGGGTTTCCGGCGACGCAAGGGTTTACGGCAACGCATGGGTGCACGGCAATGCAAAGGTTTACGACGATGCATGGGTGAACGGCAATGCAAAGGTTTACGGCAATGCAGAGGTGTACGGCGATACATGGGTTTCCGGCGATGCATTGGTGTACGGCAAAGCAAAGGTGTCCGACAATGAAAGGGTGTCCGACAATGCAAAGGTTTTCGACAATGCAGAGGTGTACGGCGATGCAAAGGTGTACGGCAACGCAAGGGTTTCCGGCGATGCAAAGGTTTACGGCAACGCATGGGTTTCCGGCAACGCATGGGTTCGCGGCAACGCATGGGTGCACGGCAACGCAAGGGTTTACGGCGACGCATGGGCTTGCGGCAACGCATGGGTTCGCGGCAACGCATGGGTTTACGGCGACGCAAGGGTTTCCGGCAACGCATGGGTTTCCGGCAACGCAAGGGTTTCCGGCAACGCATGGGTTTACGGCGACGCAGATTATGCATTAGTACAGGGCTTCGGAACAGAATTCCGCTGCACAACTTTTTATAGGGGCAAAAATAAAAAAATAATGGTTAATTGCGGGTGTTTCCATGGAGACTTGGAAGGATTTAGAAAACAGGTAAAAGAAACACGAAACGGAAAAATAGCAAAAGAATACCTAATGATTGCTGATTTAATGGAATATCATTTCACAAGCGAGGATTCTAGCGATGAATAGCGTACTACAAACTAAAAAAGAGTGTTTTTTCTGCAAAACAACCCAAAATTTACATAGGCATCACGTCTTATATGGCAGCAGCAACAGAAAACAAGCCGAAAAGTATGGTTTTACAGTTTATTTATGTTTAAATCACCATACCAACGGCGGCGAGGCAGTGCATCGCAATCCCAACGGACCACTAGACAGGTACCTCAAGGAGCTGGCGCAGAAGTACTGGGAGGAGAACAACGGAACGAGGGAAGAATTTATCAAAACATTTGGGAGGAATTACCTGTGAACAAATTTAAAAATAAAAAGATTTTTACGACAGCCGGAAAGTTTGACAGTAAAAAAGAAATGCATCGCTATTTAGAACTGGCGGCGATGCAAGAAGCGGGGAAAATTACAGGATTAGAGCGACAGGCTAGATACATCCTTATAGGCAGCCAGAAACGAGAGGATGGCACTACAGAACGCCCCGTATCATATACAGCAGATTTCCGCTACACAGACAAAGAGGGAAAGATTGTTGTTGAGGACGTAAAATCCCCGCGCACAAGAAAAAATCCGGAATACATCATCAAGAGAAAGCTGATGCTTGAACGGTATGGCATCACGATCAGGGAGGTGGCGTAATGAAAAAAACAGGAGACTCAGAAGCAAGAAAAGCGGCGAAAATACTCAAGAAGTACTGCAACGAGCATAAATATTGCCGAAATTGCCGTTTGACTGGGTAAGATATTAAAGCTGGACACCCTCCGGGGTTAAGGATAGATACACATTACAGAAACACGTTAACGGTTCCATGAGGAGCTATATGCCATTGATTCCTCCGGATTTATTCCGGAGGGGAAAGGAAAGAAAATGAAAGTAGAAGAAATGCAAAACAGTGAAGTGGAAGACTATTTGTTAGAACATTTAGAAATAGGCACATTGTTTGGTAAATTAACAGAAACGGCGGATGAATTGTCCAAAGCCGCAACGATGTGTGCGACAATTATGGGATTTAACCCAACCCCAGCGGAAGTGTTAAAAGCAGAGGCTGCTTTACGTAAAAATATGGCAGAAGTTATATTGATTTGTGAAATACTAGCCTGCAACACAGACGCGTGGGACGATGTTAAAGACACACAAGAAGAAATAGCGAGAAAATGGGTTGAGTTAATGATGAAGGAGGAAGAGAAATAAAAATGCCATACGGGCTGAAAGACGAAGATTTTGCTAAAATACAAAACAAAATAGCGAAAAAACTATATGAAATACCAAGCCTTGACCGAGCTGCATTCTTGGTGGAATGCACAGAGCAGGAACTAAGGGAAGCAATGAGCGAACTACGCAAAACACCCAAATCAAAAGGGAAAATTGAAGCCGTAGAAAGGGAGTTGAGAAACAGAGGAAACAAAAACAAAAAAACAAAGTTTTTCCCAAACGACTTGGAGGAAAAGAGATTTGCGGGGGAATGGACGAAAGTGTGTGGAAGAATAAGGGGGAATGAAAGATGTTAGAGGACAAAGAAATTATGCTTATCCAGAACGAAGATGGAACATTTAGCGAATATGATGATAGCAATGACATTACTATTAGCTGCGAAAATGAAAAACAATGCGAGGAAGTGGTGGAACTACTGAAAAGACAGCTCAAACCAGTAAAACCGATTATCTTAGATGCATTAAATGGAGACATTGATTATGAATGTCCCTTGTGTGGAAGGCAAGTAATGGCGGATGCAGAAAGCAGGAATAAATACTGCGGCGAATGTGGCTGTAAATTTGATTGGAGCGAAATTGATACATGATCGGAGGCGTAAATGGACAGCAGCGCAACAAAAACAGACACCTACATGAGCATATCAGAAAAATTCATGCAAGGTAATATAAGCGAGGACGAATTTGTGGAGCAGTATAACCGATTGGTTGAGCAGGAAGCTGAAAAACACTGGGAACCAGTCGAACCACATGAGCATATTTAGAAAAGAGGTTTTTATGAGAGTAGCATTGATTGATGTAGACAGTCATAATTTCCCCAATCTTCCCTTAATGAAGTTATCGGCATATCATAAACAAATCGGAGATACGGTCGAATGGTATGATGCATTAACAGCATGGAGACAACCACCAGACAGGGTATATATGAGCAAAATTTTCACATTTACGGAAGATTATTTGCATCCAGTAAATGGAAAAGAGATTATTCGTAGCGGAACCGGTTATGATTATCCAACCGGCGGCCATCCATTGCCTGAAAAAATTGAACATATCTATCCGGACTACAGTCTTTATCCAGGGCTATGTAAAGATACGGCTTATGGCTTTCTCACTAGGGGGTGCCCGCGTAATTGCGACTTTTGCATAGTTGGAAAAAAAGAGGGAAAAATAAGCCGAAAAGTAGCTAACTTATCCGAATTCTGGAACGGACAGAAAAATATCGTTCTTTTAGATCCAAATTTATTTGCTTGCCGAGACTGGAAAGATTTGAGCCAGCAACTGATTGATAGTAACGCATACATAAATTTTTCACAAGGCTGCGATATTCGAGTTATGACAGAGGAAAAAGTCGAATTTATCAAAAAAATGAAGATAAGACAAATACATTTCGCATGGGATAAATATGAGGACAGGGGAATGATTGTCCCGAAATTTGAAAAGTTTCAAAAAATGACAGGATGGACTAAAGGAAAAATGACAGTGTATGTCTTATGTGGTTTTAACACTACGCTCGAGCAAGACCTAGAACGAATATATACATTACGAGATCTGGGATATTCGCCCTATGTGATGATTTACAACAAGCACGAATTAAAAAAAAGAGATCCGTTGCGACGGTTACAACGGTGGGTGAATTTTAGAGCTATTTTTGCAGTTTGCAAACGATTCGAAGATTACAAAGGGTAAAAGCATGAAGACAAGAAAGGGAAAAAGAAGATAAGATTTATGCAGCAGTAATGATGATATTAGCGATGATTACGCGGAGGTAAGAAAAATGAGCAACCCCAAACACGACTGGTACGGACACGCAGTAAAGCAGGTAAAAAAATACCCAGACAAACTGATTGCAGAAAATACAGCTCAGTCAGCCCTATGGATGTACGCTATTAACAAGGCGATAAAACAGACAGAGGGTATGGACAACGGTGAGGACAGAATGAAAGCTGTACAGCTGGTGTATTTTGAGGATAGATACACGATAGCAGGGGCGGCGGATAAGCTTGGATATGCAGAAATGACTATACGCAGATGGCTTAGTGCTTTCGCCAATTTGGCTGGGAAATATGCGGGATATTAGAGAGGGGGAATTATTTCCCCCTCTTTTTTTATGTTTGTCTAACGTGGCTTAAAAGATGTCGTACAATACACTTGTACGGACGAGTACTGGTAACTTTTTGTGAGACATAACCTCCTCTATCTTTTTGTGGTAAAAGTGTAAACTCTCATCCGCGTAAAAGAGAGTACGCAAGACACCTATCCCACGGTGCCTTGCGTTCCATACAGGTTGCGGGTCTACAAGTGTTTAGGGACCAGCCGCTTATTAGTCTTACCCCGGCGGCTGTTAAGGTGCAATTCCTTATACTTGTGTTTGGCTGCATTATGCAACTGGCGTAAACGATTTTTTTCATATTTTCTTTCCTTTCATATAACCCCGTAAACAATCCATTACGGGGTTATGGTTGTATTTAGGAGGTGATCCCAAATGGGATAAGTAAATATCAAGAGTGGCTGACCCAAGAAGGGTTGCTAAAAATAGAGGGATGGGCACGAGATGGATGCACAGACAAAGAGATTGCGGCAAACATCGGCATCAACCCAGATACCTTGTATACATGGAAGAAAAAATTTCCAATTTTAGCCGATACCTTAAAAAAGGGAAAAGATGTTGTGGACAGGCAAGTGGAAAAAAGCCTGTTGCAACGGGCGTTAGGATACAGCTACGAGGAGACGAGCGAAAAGTACGAAGGCGGAGTAATGACGGAGCGAAAAGTAACAAAGAAGCATATTCCACCGGACACAACAGCGCAGATATTCTGGCTAAAGAACAGAAAACCAGAAAAATGGCGTGATAAGCCGCAGTCAGAGAGTGCAAGTGACAAGGTACTAGCGAAAGCTATTGAAATCCTTGGGGGTGTCAATAGTGCCATTGACTAGCAAGCAGGCAGAATATCTGCAAGGTTGTAACCATCGTTGGAATGTAAAGACCGGGGCGACAGGTTCCGGGAAATCCTTTGTTGACTATGCAATCGTAATTCCTCAACGCCTAACGCATCTAAAAGGATTAGGGTTGGCCGTGATGTTGGGAAACACCAGAGGCACGCTACAACGTAACATACTTGACCCCATGCGAGAGATATGGGGAGAGGAGCTAGTTGGCGAAATACGCAGTGACAACACAGTACAGCTATTTGGCAAAAAAGTATATGCACTAGGTGCTGACAACAAGAAGCACGTTGCGAGAATACAGGGAGCAACGATTGAGTACGTATACGGCGACGAGGTGACAACGTGGAATCAAGAAGTATTTGAGATGTTGAAATCCCGTCTTAGAACGTCACACAGTCATTTCGATGGGACGTGCAATCCGGCGGGACCGAAGCACTGGTTTAAAGGCTTTCTGGATTCTGATGCCGATATATTTCAGCAGGCGTACAACATACACGATGGCTGCCTGCCTCCGGCGGTAGTGGATGAGTTAATAAAAGAGTACTCCGGGACACACAGGTATCAACGATACATACTAGGCAACTGGGCGGTAGCCGAGGGACTTGTGTATGATATGTTTTCGGAAGAAAGGCACGTTTGTAAGGCGGAGACTAGCGGGGAGATAATTGTTAGCTCCGATTTTGGTATGCAGAACGCCACCGTCTTCCTGGTCTGGCAAAAAAGAGTAGATACCGGTAACTGGCACTGTCTACGAGAGTATTATTACTCGGGCAGAGAAAACAACCGAATGAAGCCGGTTAGTGAGCTAGTAAAAGGGCTAGAGGATACGCTAAACGGGCAGAAAGATGATTTAGTGATTGTTGACCCATCCGCCGCCGCTCTCATCGTGGAACTACGTAGTAGAGGGCACAAGGTCAAAAAGGCGGATAACACTGTTAACGATGGGATAGCAGACGTTGAGACGATGCTAACACAAGACAAATTATCGTTTGACCCGTCTTGCACACACACGATCGAGGAGTTTGGTATCTATGCGTGGGACCCAACAGCGGCTGACAAAGGCAGGGATGCAGTTATAAAACAGTCAGACCACGCGATGGACGCTATCAGGTATCTTGTAAAAACATTAAAACTCGTCAAGCACAGCCGAACAAGACAATACAAATCAATTCTAGGGTGATAACAATGTATCTATCATATCAAGATTTTGTTGCCGCAAAAGATAAAGGGCAATTTATAAATCAGTTTATAAAATTCCACGAGAGTACGGGAGCATACAAAGAGGCGTTAAAAGCGGACAAGTATGACGCACAGGAAAATGAAACTATTTTACAGTTCCAGCGCGTCTATTACACTTTGTTGGGTCAGAAAAAGATAGATAATTTTTCGTCTAACGCACAGATATGCTCTAATTTCTTTCACAAATTAAATACACAGCGCTGTTCGTACAGCCTGGGAAACGGTGTCTTTTTTAATGACATGGGTGTCAAAGATAAACTAGGCAAACAATTCGACAGACGGATTAAAGAGGCGGCTTACAACGCATTAATTCACGGTCAATCTTTCCTTTTTTGGAATGTAGACCACGTGCACGAATTTCCCCTTACGCAGTTCGCCCCGATGTGGGACGAGGACACAGGGGCGTTGATGGCGGGCATAAGATTCTGGCAACTGGACGAGCAGAAACCGTTTAAGGTCGTGCTATACGAAGTAGATGGATATACAACCTACAGCGCAGAGAGTAAATTTGGAGAATTAAAAGAGACCGCTCCCAAACGAGCATACAGACAGAGGGTCGAGGTTGCGAACAATTTGGAACCCGAAATCATCGGAGAAGAAAATTATAGTTCCCTCCCTATTGTGCCGATGTTTGGCAACAAAAGGCATATAAGCACCTTGAGGGGGATGCAGTCAAAGATTGATGCTTACGATGCGGTGCAAAGTGGTTTTGCCAATGATTTGGACGACTGCGCACAGATGTACTGGCTAATTTCCAACGCTGACGGTATGACAGACGACGAGCTGGCAGAGTTTAGAGACCGCCTAAAATTTCAGCACATCGCAAAGGCTGAGGAGGGGCAGGTACAGGCATACACACAAGAGCCGCCATATACGGCCAGAAAAGAGTTTCTCACACAAATGCGGTCGGAAATTTACGAGGACTTCGGGGCATTGGATGTACACGCCGTAGCCGCCGGGGCAACAAACGACCATATTGACGCGGCATACCAACCGCTAGACGATAATGCAGATGATTTTGAGTACTTCGTAGGCGATGCGATTGAGAAAATTCTGGAGCTTGCGGGGATTGATGACGAACCGCAATTTAAGCGGAACAGAATCAGTAACGAGAAAGAGCGTACAGATATGATTCTTGAGGCAGCAAACTATCTGGACGAAGAAACCATCCTAAAAAAATTACCGTTTGTCGCACCAGAGGAAGTGCCGGACATTTTGGCAAAGCTAGACGAAGAATCATATAACCGCTACACGGAGCCGATTGAACCCGATGCGCCGGAAGATATCCCGGAAGGGGATGAATAACTATGTATCCATCCGACAAGTGGACAGAGCAGGAGCTGCAAAAGTTAGAAAAGCAGCTGACAGACGTATATAAGCAGGCTGAAAAGGAGCTTGACGACAAAGCGAGAAACTATTTTAAACAGTTCTCCCGCCGGTACGCTAAAGAATATGCGGCATACCAGGCAGGGAAGTACACCAAAAAAGAGTTTGAAGCGTGGCTAATGAATCAGTATGGCAGAGGGCAGAGGTGGGAAGCGCTGCGCGAGGACATGGCGCGGAGGCTGGCAGAATCGAACCAGATTGCCGCGGCGTACATCAACGAGAAGACCCCTCTTGTGATTGCCCTTAACCATAACTTTGAGGCGTACATGATTAAATCTCTTATGCCTGATAAGCAGATAAAAGAGATTGGAGATATTGCATTTAATTTGGTAGATGAGCATACAGTTAAGCGGCTGACGGTCAGAAAACAAAAGATTCTTCCGCCCCGGAGGGTACTAAAAAGCAAGGATGTGCGATGGAACAAGAAGAAATTGCAAAATGCACTACTGCAAGGAATTTTACAGGGTGACAGCATAGGAAAGCTCGCAGGGCGATTTCGGGACGTTACAGGCATGAATCATACTGCCGCAATTAGAAACGCCCGCACAGCGTTCACAGGGGCGCAGAACGGTGGCAGGCAGGCGGCATACGAGGAAGCCTACCAGATGGGAATTGATGTAGTTAAGCATTGGACAGCGACAAAGGATTTGAGGACACGAGACAGTCACAGAGCATTAGACGGTGAGGAAGTACCGTTTAACATGGCGTACTCAAACGGCCTCATGTATCCGGGTGACCCAAGCGGAATCCCGGCGGAAGTTTATAACTGTCGATGCACGCAACGAACTGCACTGCCTACCGAACTGGCACAACCACGAATGATACGTGTTAAAAATCTGGAAACAGGCAGAAATGAAATCGTAGAAGACATGACCTATTACGAATGGTTAGCAACGCAAAGGGGGCGAATATAATGGCGGATATTGATGTTGTGAGCCATGTAGATGAGGTAATTTTAAAGACCACCATGGCACTTGCAAGGGCATTAGAACAAGCAGGAGCCGCCGCAGAAGGGCACGCAAAAGATCTTTGCCCGGTCGATACGGGCGCGTTGAGAAACAGTATCACACACCAGACCGACTTGGAAAATCTCACAGAGATAATAGGCAGTAACGAAGAATACGCCGCCTATGTAGAGTTGGGAACTGGCGTGTATTACAAAGGAGGACGAAAGACCCCGTGGACTTATCAGGACGATAAAGGACAATGGCATATCACAAACGGTCAGAGGGCGCAGCCGTATTTAAAACCGGCGGCGGCAAATTACGCGAAAGAATATACAGCAATTATTGCAAACGAATTAAAAGGAGCGATGGGATAATGGACAGATTGTCTTTACTCGTCAAGGCAAAAGAAACGGCGGAGTATTTTACTGATAAAAAGTTTAAATACTCTCAGGGCGTGGCGAATAGCTGGGCAGGCGCAAAGAAAAAAAAGGTAAGTAATTGTGCATCATATGTTTGCTATTGTCTACAGCAATTAGGCATCCTCAAACCGGGACAACTGTTTTATTGCAACAGGAACGGAACAGTTATCTATAAGGGCGCAGGAACAAAAACGGCTATATCAAAACGATATAGATTGATAAAAGTAAATAAATTACCCCGGGATTATAAAAACAAATTAAAGCCCGGAGACATTTGCTTTTATCGCCTACATACTAACATTTTTGCAGGCGTTAATGACGACAACAAAATGGTGTGGTGGGACGCCGGAAAGGCTAGCACTAACACTAAAAAAGCAGGCGGAACATATAAAAAAATACACAGAGTTATCAATGGAAATCAGAAGATTTTATATGTGCTGAGATGGAAAGGGTGAGAAAATGACACAGAGAAAAATTATTGATGTATCTGCATACAACGGCACGATTGACTGGAAGAAAGTAAAGAAATACGGTTGCGATGGTGCAATTATTAAGATTATCCGCAAGGATTTAGGCAAAGATAAAAAATTTGAGGAGAACTATAAAAAGTGTGAGAAATTGGGTATCCCATGGGGCGTGTATAACTACACATACGCTACTACAGTGGCGAAAGCTAAGTCAGACATGAAACTTGTATGCGACATCCTCGACAAAATTAGTAAGAAACATTTTAAATACGGCGTTTGGTTTGATGTTGAGGACAAAGTACAAGTTAAGCTGACAAAAGGCATGATTGCATCAATCATCAACGCGGCACAGACTGTCGTTGAGTCAAGAGGGTATAAATTCGGCGTTTACACTGGTAAATCATACTTTGCGGAGCATATTGATAAAAACAAAGTTAACTGTAAAAACTGGTGGATTGCACGTTATTACAAAGGCTATAACCGCATGGCGTTTAAGGCAACGCCGAACAAATCTTACAAGCCTGCAAGCGTGCCTGACCTCATGGCATGGCAGTATACCAGCTCTGGCGTGTTTCCGGCCAAGGTTTCAACCGGCAACGGCGGCAAGTTTGATTTAAATATTTTATATCATGACTTCCCGGCGGTGGAGCAGAAGGAAGAAACAACGAAAGAGGTTAAATACACTGGGAAATTCCCTAAATTGCCACCACGAGGCTATTACACATTTTTAGACGGTATCACAGTGCTAGAAGGCGCAAGAGGGGAAATTGAAAAATTACAGAAGTTTTTAAACTGGGCTATCGACTCGAAATTAGAAACTGACGGCAAATATGGAGAAAAGACAGAAGATGCAGTTAGCATTTTTCAGTCGAAATGTAAATTAAAAATTGACGGCAAATTTGGGGCGAAATCCCTTAAAGCCGCAAAAACATTTAGAAAGTAATCGCGAAGTACTGCGATTTACATATAAAGTCATTTAGGGAAAGAAATCCCTCGAAGAAAAGGAGTAATCAAATGGCATTAACAAGAGCTTTTTTAAAGAGCATGACACTTACAGATGAACAGGTTTCCGCGATTATCGAGGAGCACTCTGCAACCGTTACAGGTTTAAAAGGCGAGATCACTAAATACAAAGAGGACGCAGAGAAAGTCCCAGACCTTCAGAAGAAATTGGAGGACTACGAAAAGGAAGATTGGAAAGACAAGTATGAGAAAGAACACGCAGGTTTTGAGAGCTACAAAGCCGAACAGGACAAGAAAGCGTCCTACAGCGCGAAAGAAGCCGCGTATAAGAAGATGCTTGAGGAGTCCGGCGTGTCCAGTAAAGTAATTAACCTTGCATTAAAAGCATCAAAAGAGACTATTGATAATTTAAAAATCGGAACTGACGGCAAATTTGAGAATGCAGCAGAAGTAGAAAAAGGCATCAAAGAAGCGTATGCCGACTATATTACAACCGAAACGACTCAAGGCGCTAATGTATCAAACCCACCGGGAGGAGAACCGGGGAAAATGACCAAGGAAGAAATCATGGAAATTAAAGATGCGGGCGAACGTCAGAAAGCGATTGCGGAAAATCACGAACTTTTCGGATTTTGAAAGGAGTAGACAATGGCAGGAGTAACTACTAGCACTGTGTTAAACACAGATAGCGCTCTCAAAGCGAGAGAAATTGATTTTGTAACAAGATTTGATAAAAACTGGGATGCATTAAGAACCATCTTGGGAATCTTTAAGCCTATCAGAAAAGAGCCAGGCACTAGCTTAGTGACCTATGAAGCGCAGATGAAGGATGAAGCCTTACAGGGCGGCGCAAGTGTGGGTGAGGGAGAGGCAATCCCTTTTACACAGTTTAAAGTCGTAGAGAGCAAAAGAGAAGATATTGTCGTAGAAAAATACGCTAAATCTTTATCTCTTGAATCTGTGTCAAAATGGGGCGCAACAGTCGCAATTGAAAAGACAGATGATGCCTTTATGGTCGAGCTGCAGAACAAGGTTTTAAAAGACTTTTACACGTTTTTAAAAACAGGAACATTAAAAGGAACACAGAAAAAATGGCAGAAAGCGCTTGCAATCGCAAAAGGTGCTGTACTCAATAAATTCGCAGGGATGAACAGAAACGTAACCGAAGTCGTAGGATTTGCAAACGTAATGGATTTTTACGACTGGTTAGGTGATAAAGAGATTACCGTACAGACAATGTTTGGATTGCAGTATATCAAAGATTTCTTTGGCTTCTCTACACTGTTCCTCCTCCCTGACGACTACATCCCGGCAAAAACCGTCATCGCAACACCGGTGGAAAATATTGATTTATATTATATTGATCCCGGTGACAGCGATTTCAAAAAGCTTGGCCTGGACTACACAACATCTGGCGAAACAAATCTGATTGGATTCCACGCAGGCGGCAACTATACAAACGCCACAGGCGAAACATACGCCATTATGGGCATGAAACTGTGGGCAGAATACCTTGACGGCATTTGCGTAGTCACCGTTGGAACTACAGAAACTATCCCAGAAGTATCAAGCACCGTTTCAAAAGCAAGTTCGAGCGGAAAATAAAAGGGGTTGATTGAGTGCTTTACGAAGTCATGAATCATATTCACAATTTCTTCCCGGTCAAAGGAGCGGCAATCACAGGCAAAATAACAATCGGGGAATGGCTTTTTGACACGCACATAGATGCAACGACAGACACCGAAGACCTACGTTATTCTGGCACCGCGATTCGCCTCCCGCTACAGGACGGGCAATATTATTTAATCAGCGGCTCTATCTTTAATGACGGGGTTTATCAGTACCACAAAGGCGATACTGCCCCGTTACAGGAGGAGACGTTTGACGGCGTAGTGGTTCCACTGGCTATCCCTAAACCGTTTTTATCACTGGTGGACGAAATCAGCGAGTGGCAGGCGAAGAATGGCAATTTAGGAGCGTATCAGTCGGAGTCATTTGGCGGCTATTCGTACAGCAGGGCAACAAATAGCAAAGGCGAGACCTACACATGGCAAGATGCCTTTAGGGCACGCCTGAACCCATGGAGGAAAATGGCATGAGTTTAATCAATGAATTTTTACAAGATTGCATACTCATGGATAAAAAGCGTACTTCTGACGGCGAGGGTGGATTTATCACCGAGTGGGTCGAGGGCGCTAAAATACAGGCGGCAATAGTCCGAGATACCTCTATGTCTGCCAGAGTGGCGGAAAAAGAGGGGGTAACAGCAACATATACGATCACTACAGCTAAAACAGTAAAACTGAGCTATCACGATGTATTAAAAACAAAAGACGGAAAAATTTTTAGAGTTACATCAAATGCAGGAGAAAAAGAAACCCCTGCATCGTCCAATTTAGACATAGCACAGGTCATGGCGGAAAAGTGGGAGTTAACGTCATGACCCCGACAGCGGCACTATATCAATTTTGGTCATCCTTCGGCATAACTGCGTATCCGTCTAACAGGGTGCCGAAGGATACCGCTTTTCCGTTTATCACGTATGAACCAATTATAGCAAACTGGTGGACAGGCGCAGCCGCCGCTAGTGCTGTAAATGTCTGGTATCACACAGAATCTGAGGCAGTCCCAAACAAAAAGGCAAAAGAAATCAGCGACAAATTGCAAGGGGGAATCACGGTAAAATGCGATGATGGAGTAATTTTCCTATCGCAGGACCAACCGTGGACTCCCTTGGTCGATGAAGCCGACTCGTCAATAGTACGCAGATACACAGTAATAACTATGCAATTTATAACTATTTAACGAGGTGAGCAAATGAAGTATACACAGGTGCCTTCTGACCTTTTTAAAAAAATCCAGCTTAATGCTGGTATTATCGCTTCAACTTTTGAGCCAGAAACAGGTGCTATAACACCAGCCAATATTCTTATGGCCACCAGCGGTGGTTGCGAATTTAGCGCAGAGCCATCTTTTACAGATTTCGGCGAAGACATTGACAACGTGCCTAAAAACACGAAGGAACTCAAAGAAATCGAATCTATCGAAGTAAAATTATCAGGTACAGCTGTTACCATGGATACCGCACAGGCTAAAAGCTTTATGGCGGCGGCAGACGTAGCAGGCAACAAGGTAACGCCAAGGACAGACTTAAAAGCAGAAGATTTTAAGGATATTTGGTGGATAGGTGACTATTCGGACGAAAATTCCGGGGATTCCGCCGGATTTATCGCGATCAAAATTATGAATGCACTCTCAACGGGCGGATTTAAAATTAAATCAGATGATAAATCCAAAGGAAATTTTGATTTTGAATACACGGGGCACTATAGCATTGAGAACGCAGAGACAGTACCTTACGAGGTCTATATCAAAACAGGCGAAGCGGCGTAGGAGGTAAAGCATGAAATTATCAGAATTAACAGCAGAACAGGGTTTAGAAGCCATTGCGAATTCCCTTGAGCATATCGGAAACATTGCAGACGATGATGACGCGCTTAAACTGTGCCGGGAACTTGCGCCACGGGAAGGTGATAAATACATCAAAATCTTTGCTAGGGGCGCTAAAACAGCCCCTAGGCTGTTAAAAACACACAAAGATGACGTAATCGGAATCTTAGCGGCGTTTGAATTACAGACAGTTGAGGAATACAAGAAAAAGCATAAATTAATGGACGTTATCAAAGGTATGGTTGACCTCGTCAATGAGCCGGAGGTACGTCAGCTTTTTTTCTCAGTGCCAACAGGCGCAACAGACGGACACTCTGGAGATGCGCAGGAGAATACAGAGGAAAAAGCATAAAAGGCTTCCTTCTGTATGTCAAAGCTAAGATTTTAGACGATACAGAGGAATTAATTTACAAGCGATACATGGCCGATGGGCTGAAATATGTAACCGAAAGCATTTCGCAGGCGTTCGGTGGGAAATATCTCTATGTATCATTTTTTGATTTAATTAATAGCGATAAAAAGCAAACAGTAACAAAGACTGGCGAAGAAATAGCCGCGGACGTCATTAAAAAAGCCGGATTGGTGGTGATGAGTGATTGAATGTGATGGAATTGTTTGTCACTCTGGCAATCAAAGACACCGCATATAAGCAGGGGCTGAAAGACGCAGAAGGTAACGCCAGCTCGTCCACATCAAAAATCGGCGGGGCATTTAAAGCGGTCGGGAAAGTAGCTAAAACAGCTATGGTGGCCGGCTCTGCTGCCGCCGTCGCATTTACAAAAACGTCAATATATGCCGGAACGAATTTTGATACTGCGATGTCTCAGGTAGCAGCTACCATGGGGACAACCGTAGACAAAATAGGAAACGTCAAAGCCAAGGCTGAGGAAATGGGGCGCACAACAAAGTACACCGCAACAGAAGCAGCGGAAGGAATGAACATCCTTGCCCAAGCCGGCTTATCGGCTGACGAACAGATTAGCGGCATCGGAACAGTACTTAACCTTGCCTCTGCCGGTGCTATGAGTCTAGAAGAATCGGCATCATATACTGCCGGAGCTGTAAAAGGCTTTGGTGACTCGATGGGTAACGCATCTTACTATGCCGATTTGATGGCAAAGGGTGCTACTCTTGCTAATACGGACGTAAGAGGCCTTGGAGAGGCTTTTTCCGGTTCTGCTGCCACAGCGAAAAACTACGGTCAAGCGGCGGACAGTGTCACGCTTTCCTTACTTCGCTTGGCAGAGCAGAACGTGACAGGCTCCGAGGCATCTACGGCATTAAATAGGGCAATGGCGGACTTATATACTCCGACTGATGATGCATCAAAAGCTTTAGATCAGTTAGGTGTATCCGCCTATAAGTCAAACGGCGAGGCAAAAGATTTTAACGACCTCGTAGACGAGCTTAATGGCTCTTTGCAGGGTATGACAGCGGAACAAAAAAACAATGCTCTTGCAACGATTTTTACAACGCAAGGCTTACAGGCGTTTAATAAAATGACCGCATCGAGTGATGCGACTGTGCAAAAATTTTGGAAAGGAATACAGGATTCTTCCGGCTCCGCAGCACAACAGGCGGCTACGCAGTTAGATAATTTGCAGGGCGACATAACCTTGCTATCTAGCGCCACAGAAGGCCTGCAACTTGCTTTTTATAATACCTTTTCGGGTACTATCCGTGGTGCCATCAAAGGTATAACAAGCGAGGTTAGTGGATTAGCTGAGGCGATGGAATCTGGCGGCATAAGCGGCGCCCTTTCCAAACTGGCGCAAGATGCGATTAATTTTAGCGGCCAGTTGCCGGGGCTGACAAAAATCGGCGGCGACCTCATAAACGGTTTAATTTCAAGCGTTACTCAAAATTCTGGCAGTATTACAACTGCTGTCAGCCAACTGTTAAATAATCTTGCCTCTACGATTTCCACAGGGCTAAATGTATTTACATCGGTCGGAGTTAATTTGCTGACGACTATCGCTAACGGCATGACTCAGGGCATCCCGACCTTTTTGGGGCAGGCGTTGCCGATGCTGACACAATTTACAGAGTCATTGAGGAGCAACGCAGGCAAATTGATAAATGCAGGCCTGACACTTATCCAGAATATTGCTCAAGGGCTGATTAATTCTATTCCTGTATTGATTGCATATGTACCTACAATCATAACGAATTTGGCTGGCATTATTAACGATAATGCGCCAAAAATCCTTGCAACAGGAGTAACAATCATAACAAATTTAGCGATTGGCTTAGTTCGTGCGATTCCGTTATTAATTGCTAATTTACCGAAGATTATCACAGCAATCGTAAGCGTATTTACAGCGTTTAACTGGTTTTCGCTTGGTAAAAACATTGTTACCGGCATAATAAAAGGGGTCAAAAATCTCCCTTCTCTTTTAAAGGGTGCCGCTAAAAATGCTGTAAACGGATTCAAGGGAGCATTTAAGGGAAATGGTATTTTATCGGCTGTAAAAGGAGCATTTACTAAGATACCATCGGCTGTTAAAAGTATCTTTACTAAGGCAGTATCCCTTGTAAAAAGCTTCCCTGGACGGTTTAAGAGCGCCTTAAAGTTTAGCTGGTCTCTTCCACACCTAAACCTACCGCACCTGAGTGTTTCCGGCGGAAAAGCTCCGTTCGGTATTGGGGGAAAGGGTTCCCTGCCATCATTCCACATTAGCTGGTATAAAAAAGCCATGGAAAGCCCATATGTATTTTCTGATGCCACCTTGTTTGGAGCAGGAGAAGCAGGAGACGAGATGCTGTACGGTCGTAGCAGACTGATGAACGATATCAAAGAGGCAACACAGGGAACGAAAAACGATGTAACTATTAATGTAACTGTAAACGGTGCAGATAACCCGGAAGAATGGGGAAGAAGAATGGCAAGTGAGCTTAGAAGGCAGGTGAAAATGGCATAATGGCAAAGAAAAATAAAAAATCTGCTGCTCCCAGTGGTCTGTCTATATCGAGAGACAATCTGAAATTTACAATATCTTGGAAAATACCGGCGAAAAAATATGAGGATGGACAGTGGCTGTGGTATCGTCTACATACAAAAAACGCCGGTGCATCCAAATGGGATTGGACAAAGTGGAAGAAAATAGATGTGGGAAAATCAGCAACCAAAAAAACAGTAGCACTTGATGCAAAAAATTATTATCCTGTCTCATCAAAATTATTAAATGCGATAGAGTTTAAGGTAAAGGGCAAAACAAAAAGTGATAAAAAGCATACCTATACAGCCGCACATTCCACAAAGACATTTACCATTTATGCACCAAATGCCCCTTCCGTTTCTTATTCTCTTGATGATACTGGCGCAAATAAAGGTGCCTTTACTTGGAGCACATCATACGAGGCGAATGATGCGAGACATTTCGCAAAAACACAGGTACAGACTGCATTAATGGCAAACTATAAGGGCGCCATTGCGAACGCTCGCTTTGCCAATTCGGCTTATACAGGGGCTTCTGGTACATGGGAAATAACAGAGGATGGTTCCCCAACACAGAGTATGACATTCTGCCGCATTGTAAGGGTAAAGTCGAGAGGATGTGCCGGAGATTCCGGTTGGGGTTATGCGTACCATTATTACAGCATCCCGGAACGTCCAAACATACAGAACACAGGGAGCAAAGAGATAGGTTCCTCTAGCCGGTATGTATGGGCAAACTGGGTGCAGGCATCGCCACAAGACCGCCCTGTGGATTCCATGGAGCTACAATATGCCATAGACACGCCGGAAAGCGGAGAGAGGTATACCGGCACCTCATGGAGCACAGGAGTAACCGTTGCATACCATGACTACACGGTATCGGCAGATTTTAATACAGACGACGGCATAGCGGAAGACCAGATTATGTGGACAAGGGTGCAAAGTACGCACGATAAAAAATATGCGTATTCTGAGCCACGAGTAGCGGCACGAGGAGCCCTAAAATCCCCGTCATTTGATAAGGTATCAGCGACAGGAACAACACTGACAATTAACAGCATTGAGCGCAACACGGAAGTGCCTGACGCTAAAACAGCCGTCTGGATGAAAATAGACAATGAAGAAAAAGGTATTATTGCAATCACCGACAAAGAGGGGACGATCACGGTTACGTGTCCGGACGTTTCCGGCGGCGCTGAATACCAGATTGCCCTCAAGAATTTTACCGGAACTTCTACGCCTCAGAATGGAGCGCCTGGCATTACCTACAAACTTAGCCCCCTCATGCAGTCAGGGTGGATTTACTCAGAGACAAGAAAAATTGCGGTTCCGCCGAAAAATATAACTGCAATGGCGGTAGCATCTGATACCGTAGAATTAACGTGGGATTGGTCATGGAAAAACGCAGATGCGGCTACTATATCATGGGCAGACCATGAGGACGCATGGATTAGTACGGACGCCCCAACTACTTATGACGTGGAGGACAGGGAGACCACATGGCATATCGGGTCCCTGGAATCGGCAAAAACATATTATTTCCGCGTAAGATTGCGGGATACGTCCGGGGACGAAGAAGTGTTATCTCCTTGGTCTGATACGGTTTCCGTATCACTGAGCGAGACACCAACAACACCTACATTAGCAACAACAGAAAACTATCTTAGTATGGACGACACAGTTATTTGTAGTGTCGGCTATACCGGAAACAGCAAAGCGAGCATAAAAATAGCGGAAGCGGTTAACGATGAGCCAGTTAAAGGCAAAGATGGAAACGTCGTTGTTTTAATGATGTCTTCCGGCATGGAGACATTATCGGAAACTATTGAAAACATTAATAAAATCTATACTGCAAGTGGCCTTTTGAGCAATCTGTGGAATGTAGGAGAAATCCATTATTTAAAAGCAATGGTTACAGCACAGGGAGGCAAGGAAGGGGCATGGTCAGATTCTGTGGCTGTTGAAATTGTTGCAAAACCTGCGATAAACAGCGTGACAACAAATCTTGTTTCGGAATCAACTGCATATAATTCTGGCGATGTTACCACGGAAACAAGCGACCAGACGGTACCAGAATCATCGGAAGGTACAACAAATTATTTAGAGCAGCTACCATTAACAATAGTCCCTTCCTTCGGGGATTCTGCTGGCACAGCAAAAGTAATGGTTGTCAGAGACGAGGATTATTATATTCTGCGCCCGGACGGATTAAAGGAACAGCATTTTGCCGGCGAAATTATTGCCAGTTTTACCGGTAGTGAAACAGATAACTACAGTATTGCCTTGGGCGACCTGATCGGGCAGATGGATGACGGTGCAAGGTACAGTATACAGATTGCATTTACAGATATTTATGACCATGTGGCAGAAAAAAAGATACCGTTTGTTGTGCGGTGGAAACATCAGCCGGAAGTGCCAACGGCCACTGTAAATACGATTGCAGACAATAAAACAGCAAGTATTGTTGTTACTAAACCAACTACATATGCTGATGGGGATACGTTTGATTTGTACCGGATGAGCGTAGACAGAGCAGAATTGATTCTGGAGAACGGAATCTATGGCCAGAAATATGTTGACCCATACCCTGCGCTAAACGAATACGGAGGCATATTGGTTGTAAATAAAACCGCCAACGGCGACTATATAACAGTAGATAGCTCGTTTGCATGGTTATACAACGAATTTTCGATAGCCCACGAAAAGGCAATCATTGATTTTGACAGTGAATCTATCGAAATCCAGTATAACCTTGATTTAGATAACTCATGGGATAAAGATTTTGAGAGGACAGTATACCTTGGTGGCTCTGTACAAGGTGACTGGAACCCTGCAGTCACTCGTGATTTAAAAATTGATGCAGTAAGTATCTCGATAACAGAACCAACGATGATTGAGCAAATGAGACGCCTCGCAACGTATCCCGGAATATGTCACGTTAGGACGCCGGACGGTTCGTCTTTTTCCTGCGATATACAGGTGTCGGAGAAAAAAGACCACGATAATAAAATGAGGACAGATTTTTCACTAACGATAAAAAAAGTGGATTCGGAAGAACTGGATGCTGTGACGGAAGAGCAGTGGAGTGCAGAGCATCCTAATGAGGCGGCGTGATGGATTGGAGCAAAGGATTTTCAGCAAGATATATTTTAACAACAGTTGACCCCAAGACGTGGACAGACCAGAAAGAATTTGAATTTACTGAGGGCAGTATTGACCGAGATAGCACGTCAGATTTAAAGGAGTCTGCATCTGTTACAATGACGGAAAAAATAACAGACAACGAGTGCTGGGTACGCATTTACCTACAGGCTAGACAGGGAGGGACAGGAGCAAAAGTGGCACTGTTTACTGGCCTGACCGCCTTCCCGGAAAGAAAGCTTGATGGTGTGAGAGAGACTTACAATATTGACTGCTATTCCGTTCTCAAGCCGGCAGATGATGTGATCCTGCCGCGTGGCTATTATGTACCAGCCGGTAGCGGAGCAAAACAGATTAAAAATCTGCTTAATGATTGTGTCCCTGCCCCTGTGTATGTCGAGGGAACATCGCCGATAACTACAGATAATATCGTTGCAGAAGACGGGGAAACAAGGCTCACGATGGCACTGCATATTTTAGATGCTATTGGTTGGCGGATGCGAATACTTGGCGATGGAAGTATTGTTATCTGCGCAAATGATAATAATAGTAGTCTTACAGTAGGAATTAACGCAAACGACATCATGGAGTGTGACGTAACAGACACATTTAACTGGTATGATACACCAAACTGTTTTATGGCAATACATGACGATTACGGCGCAGCCATCGCGCGGGACGACAGTCCGGACAGTTATTTATCAACCGTCAGTCGGGGTAGGGAGGTGTGGAAATCGGAAACAGGTGTTGAATTATCCTCCGGGGAAAATATAGCGGCTTATGCTGTTAGAAAACTAAAAGAATTGCAGAATCCTGCCAGAACGATACAGTACAGCCGGCGATTTTTCGAGGACGTTCTTTTAGGCGATGTGGTCTTTTTAAATTATCCGCGGCATAACCTTACTGGGAAATTTAGGATAACATCACAAACACTATCTCTGGAACATGGCTGCCGCACAAAGGAAGAGGTGGAAAGCATTGAATGATTTTGTAAAAGAGATTGCCTCGACGATGAAGCAAAGCAAAACAAAAGCATATGATACAGTTGCGGAAGTCCTTCGGGTTGACGAAAAAACGGCATATGTCCACATTGACGGCGGAGCAGACGAAACCCCCGCACAGATGACTATTAATTGTAAAGAAGGGGATAGCGTAAAAATACGTGTTTCTGGCGGAAGAGCATGGCTCACTGGAAATCTCACATCTCCGCCAACGGATGATACAGCCGCAAATGAAGCGAACAAGACAGTTACTAAGGTAAAAAAATCCTATGAGAATTTTAAATATGCTACTGAGGAAAATTTTAATAGTCAGGAAAGCAAGATATTAGAGGCTGCTAAAGTTGCAACTAACTTCATGAAATATATAGATGGATTGGGGCTAATAGTTGGTGATATGCGAGGAAATACTCTCGGCCAAAATACATTATTAGACAGTAACGGGATGGCGGTGCGAAACGGTAGCAGCGAAATTGTACGGTTTGGTACAGCACCTATCGTGATCACCAACGCGGACGGCGATAAAACTTATGAGGGCTCCGGCTCCGTGATGCAATCCGACCGCAACATTGTTGTTTCCACCCAGCAGACAAACCCAGACGACATCCATGGCGGCGGCAAGGCGGCTCTGGAATTGTATTACGATAAAACCAAGGACACCACAGGACTTTCGTTAACCGTCAAGGACGGCTCAACATACAGTGACTTGTACGAGTCTATGGGAACCGGGATGCATGTCGATAACCACCGCATCCAATTTGTATCTAATGACGTAGAGTGCATCTTAGGTAAAAATAACATCCTGTGGGATGCTAACAGCGTAGGATATTTTATGCTTGCAGGGCATGAATTTACACTAAATGAGCCAATATCAATGCAACCGACCGGTGCAGTATTTGTCTGGAGTCACTATAGTAATGGAGCTTGTGATAATTGGTGGTGGACAACGTTTTTTGTACCTAAACAGCACGTTGCCTGGCGACCTGGAGATGGTATGTTAATGAGCAATCCATATTACGGATTAAATAAATACCTATATATCGGTGATACATTTATACGGGGTACTGACAGTAATAAATCTAATAACGCACAAAACGGAATAGCCGTTAACAATCAAGGGTTTGTACTAAGATATGTGTTAGGAGTGTAATTATGGAAGAATATTATATTGGATACGTATTTGATGGTTTATACCCACCAAAAGCTGCGCAGTGGTGCAACGAAAATGGTACGTGTCATATCGAGGCAAATAAGGAAGGAAAGTATGAAATCGTTGAGAATGTTGACCGAGAAGAACCGGAACACCTATTTAACGATAACACGCCGTCCATACCAGAACTAAACAAAAAAATAGAAGAGCTTACAAAACAAAATGAGATACTCACAGATCGCTTGCTAAAGCTGTCTGATACGATTCATGCATAAGGAGGTGGAAGTATGATAGCTAGTGGAACAATAATTATTGACGGGCAGACATACCGCAAAGGAGATATTATACACGATTTAGGCGGCTGGGATTGTATAGATACGGACGGAAGTAAGCGATATTACTGGGGAAAGTCTTCTGAGGTAGATAAATTGCCCCATTATGTTGCAAGTGGTTCGACGGCGTTATGTGTAGACACAGGGGAATTATATGGCTTTTATGCCCCTGATAGCAAGTGGTTTTTACTTTAG